ACCAGACGAGGCAGATGATACTTTTATTGGTGGAACTAATATAGGTCAAATAGCTCAACCACAAATAGACCCAGGTCAAATAGAACAAGCTCAAGTTCTAGCTCCTGGTTTAGCTGGATTTATTCCTCTTGCTAGTGATAGGCAACCAGGGTTTGATGAGGAAGAAGGACCACCTCCACCAGAAACGGATATAAATATTGGAGATATTTCAGAAACAATTGGAGATAAAATATCAGAATTTGAAGGTAAAATAGCAGATATTATAGATAATCCTTTTTCTTTTGATCCAG